ATTAGGTGCTAGCAGAGCAATTGATAATGTCGGTGCAATGACAGCGGTTACTTCTTATGAAGGCGGCGCCGTTACATCAAGCGGATTAGTTACAGGTAATAAAATTAATGCGACCTCTACTGGCACAGAAAGTATAAAGACAGCAGGTGGCATTACTATGGCTGGTGCTATTGCTGGTGCAACAACAATTACAGGAACAAAAGTTGTTTCTTCGGGTACCGGCGCTGCGAGTGTTAATACATCTGGAGGAGTCACAATGAGTGGTGCAATCACCGGGGCTACTACTATAAATTGTGTTGATATAGATGTTCAAGATACTAATAGTGAAGCAATTATACAATTACATCGAAATGAAACAGGATCTAATGGAAACGCAGTAGGTAAAGTAAAATTTAAAGGAACTAATTCTGCTAGCGAAGAAATAAATTTTGCACAAGTTGGTGGTAAGCAAAAGACTATTACAGATGGCTCTGAAGATGGTGAAATAGAACTTAATGTTATGAATGCAGGGACAATGCAAACAAGTGTAACTATTGATGAAGATGGAATGGATATTCCCGGAAGCCGTACAATTAAATTTGGTGGTGCAGATGCATTCAGAATTATGACTACACAGGCTAGTTCCTCGGTAGCTACTAACTCCGGTGCGAGTGATGGTAGGATTAAAGTTGAAATTGCTGGTAATGAATATTATATACCAATATGGGACGCATAAAGGATAAAAATGTCTATTTTAAGTAAAAAGAATCGGCTAGATGATGATAAGATAAATACTAGTGAAGAGATGTACTCTGATAGTGAATCTAAAGCATGGAAAAGTGATCCAATGAAAGCATTGATATTTGAAGGTACCGAACGACGTAAAAAGTTAAATTTTTGGTCGCGGTTTATTTTAAGTTTAATTATAGTTTGTACATTTTTATTTTTAGTTTGGTTATTGTTTATGGGTTCACTCCCTACAGAATCTCGCGATCTAATTAATATAATGGTGGGCGCCTATGTCGCGGTGCTTAGTAAGTCAACGGACTACTGGTTCAAAGATAAAGATGATCCAGAACATAAAGAAATGGCAGACCTTGAAAAATCTAATATAGATTAAGAAAAATCTAATTAAGGTTAATAAAAATGGCAACGCGTAAACCTGCATCAAAAACCGAAAAAACAAGCTTGGAGACGCATGTAGATTTATGCGCGGAAAGATATCAACGATTGGAAGAAAAGTACGAAGAATTGAGAGAAACATTTAAAGAAGATAGATTAGTAATACATGAGAGAATCGATAAGGTAAAAATTAGTATAGAAGAAATAAAGATTTTATTAGTGGAACAACAACTAAAACAAAATAGAATAATCATTACTAGTGCGGTTGCGATTATAGTAGCACTAATCGGTATGCTAGCTGGACGGTTAATTTAAGGAAATATATGTTAACATTTGAAGAACTAGTCTGTATAGATGAAGCCATATTAGAATTCATTGAAGAGGTAGAGGATGCCGGAGAATTGGACAGTTTCTACGAATGGATTGAAATGGATGATCTGGGATTAGAAGAAGATTGTACATCATTGCAGGAAAAAGAATCTATGGCTACATACGGCCAGCGAATGAGAAAGCAAGGTCGTCGAATGAAAAGAATGGCTAAAAGAGCCACTTTCCAAAGACAGAAGAAAAGATCACAATTAAAAAGAAAAACAAAACAGAAAGTTCAAACTTCTTCTAGACAAAGAACACATAGGCAAGTCATTCCAGGTGCTATAATGAAATTAAAAGGTACTGTGGGTGCCATGAAAAAGAGGATGTGGAAAACAATGAAAGCTTCCGTCATTAATAGAAAAATGAAACCCATTTCCCGACAGATAATAAGAGACGAACCAAAAAGGCAAAGACAGGCCCGAAAAAATATGGTTCAGCATAGAGGGGCACATAAATGAAGCACGTCAAAGTGAGAAATTTTAGAAAAACGCGGCGCGCTATAAGAGAGACAAACGGCACGACGGTTAGAAAACATATTCGGAAAACAGAGGTGTTTTATACTCGCGACGACGGCGACCCAACAGGAGAAGAATTTCTTAAATCTATTGATTCAAGGCATTTTAAAAAAACAACATCCACTGAGTATGATTCCATTGATTGGAAAAACGTAAGAAATATACAATAGCAAGGTAAATGAATGGGTATACACTACCTAGGTAACCCAAAGTTAAAAGCAGCTAATGTCCCAGTTGAATTCACTGAAGAACAATTAACTGAATATATTAAATGTCAGAACGATCCTGTTCACTTCATTACACAGTACGTTAAAATTATTCATGTTGATAAAGGTTTAGTAGATTTTGATCTATATCCTTTTCAGGAAAACATGGTTCGCAAATTTCATGAGAACCGTTTTGTAATATGTAAGATGCCACGACAGTCTGGTAAGTCAACCACTATTATCGCTTTTTTCTTACATTACATTCTTTTTAATGAAAACGTACAAGTAGGTATATTAGCAAATAAAGGTTCTCTCGCTAGAGAATTATTAGATAGATTAAAACTGTCTTATGAAAATTTACCTATATGGTTACAGCAAGGTGTTTTAGCTTGGAACAAAGGAAATATAGAATTAGAGAATGGTTCGAAAGTATTAGCCGCAGCTACATCATCATCAGCGGTTCGTGGATCATCTTTTAACATAATTTTCTTAGACGAGTTTGCTCACGTACCAAAAGAATTAGCCGAAGAATTTTTTACTTCAGTTTATCCTACTATATCATCAGGTCAAACTACTAAAGTTTTTATTGTATCTACTCCTTTAGGTTTGAACCAATTTTATAAGATGTGGGTAGATGCAGAAGAAAGAAGAAGTAACTATATACCTATTGAAGTCCATTGGTCTGAGATTCCCGGCAGAGATCAAACATGGAAAGAAGAGACGGTTCGTAATACAAGCGAAAGACAATTCTCACAAGAATTCGAAACTGAATTTATTGGCAGTACGAGAACATTGGTGGCCGGATCAAAATTAAGATCTATGGCATTTAAGACGCCAATTCATTCTTATGAGAATTTAGATATATTTGAACAACCAATTGAAAAGCATACTTATACAATAGTATGCGATACAGCAAAAGGTTTACAATTAGATTATTCTGCATTTACAGTGATAGATAGCACAACTCTTCCTTATAAGGTTGTTGCAAAATATAGAGATAATGAAATATCTCCTATGTTGTATCCAAATTTTATATATAAAGCAGCTAAACATTATAATGATGCGTTTGTATTAGTAGAGGTCAATGATATAGGAGAGCAAGTAGCAATAACCCTCCATCAGGACATGGAATATGAAAATATGCTGATGATGAATTGGAAGGGAAGAGGTGGACAACAATTGGGTGGTGGATTTGGTAAAAACGCACAATGGGGTGTAAGAACTACAAAACAAGTTAAACGCTTAGGTTGTTCAACTTTAAAGAATTTAATAGAAGAAGATAAACTCATCATTACAGATTATGATATAATATATGAGCTAACATCTTTCTCAGCTAAAAAAGAATCATATGAGGCCGAAGAAGGACACCATGATGATTTAGTTATTACATTGGTTATCTTTGCATGGTTAACAAATCAGAACTATTTTAAAGAATTAACAGATTTTGATTTGAGAGAGAAAATGTATCATGAGAAAATGAAAGAAATAGATGAATCATTTCTACCTTTCGGATTTATTGAAGATGGCCTAGAACCGGAAACTATCGTTGATGATGAAGGCACGCGATGGAAAGTACAACGTGAAGATCAAGCACTAAGAGATCAAGGGCATAGCATATACGGAGTGTAAGCTTGGTTATTTATAAATAATATCAGTAACAATAGTACATGAACTTAATAAATTTTTTCAGCGATTACAGGAGAAGAAGATGGCATTTACAGTAAGTCCAGGAGTAGTTACTCGCGAAATAGATTTAACTACCATAGTACCTGAATCTGGAACGACTGCAGGTGCTTTTGCTGGGGCTTTTCGCTGGGGACCTATAGATAAAATCGTTAGTGTAAGCAGTGAAGATCTACTGGTTGAAAACTTCCAGAAGCCTGACTCTTCAACATATCTAAGTTTTTTTTCAGCGGCAAATTTTTTAGCCTACGGACAAAATTTGAATGTTGTTCGAGTAGCAAATACATCAGCATATAACGCAACTACAGATTCAGCAAACGCAGTTTTGATTAAAAGTGATGAGTCTTATTATAATACTTATTACACAGAATTCGGTGGTTCGGGCGCCTCAAATGATTACGGGGAATTCGCAGCCAAGTATGCCGGCCAGTTAGGCAACTCAATGAAGGTATCACTTTGTGGTGCTGACATTCCATCCGGCTTATTGACCGGAACCATTGCGATAGCATTCGCAGCAACAGAAGGAACAGTTACAGGAACTGGTACAGCCTTTACTTCGGAATTACAAGTAAACGACGTAGTTTATACTAATTCATCATCATATTCAATTGTAACAGCAATTGCAACAGATACTGCAATGACTGTTTATTCTTCTGCTAATACAGACATAGCCAGTGGTACAGCCGTAACAAGAGCTTATTCATCTCAGTATTCAGAAAAAGAGGAAGGATCTACAGGAATCGCTCCGGGTTGTATAATGGGAACCGTTCAGGTTGCTGATTCAGCACGAAAAGTTATGACTGGTACAGGAACATACTTTGATCTTCAACTAGCTGTAGGTGATAAAGTCACCATTAGTGGAGAGTCACACAAAGTAGCTTCTATCACAAGTAATACAAGCGCAACCTTAGAAACAGCAATCTCACCAAGTTCAGCCGCCATTTCAACTAGTGTAAACTGGGCAAGAGAATGGGAGTTTGCATCTAATTTCGATTATGCTCCAACTACTTCCGATTTTGCAGTTCGTAGAGGTGTGGGAAGAGACGAAGTTCATGTAATAATAACAGACGAAGATGGAGAATGGACAGGAGTTAAAGGAACTGTTTTAGAAATTTTCCCAGCTTTGTCAGTAGCAAGCGACGCCAAATCAGAAGACGGCCAAGCACTCTATTATAAAGAAGCAATTAATAGGCGTTCCAAGTATGTCTGGTGGATGAAACATCCAACCGGTACAGGAGCTGACACTGCGCCTAATACCGCCTCATGGGGAACATCAGCGAATTCTGCTTTGAAACCATTTTTTACTCAAAATAGAATAGGTATAAATGCTAGCATGTCAGGTGGTGCCGATGGACAGGACTTAACCGACGGCGAGATTATTACTGGATTTGATAAATTTAAATCTTCTGAAGATGTTGATGTATCCTTAGTAGTTACAGGTGCACAATCTTCAGTTGTAAATTCATACCTTATTAGTAATATTGCAGAGACTCGTAAAGATTGCATGGTATTCTGCTCACCGGAACAATCCGATGTTGTTAATAATTCCGGAAATGAAGTTAATGCAATTAATAATTTCCGAGATAATTTGCCGAGCTCATCATATTCGGTTATTGATAGTGGATGGAAATATCAATACGATAAGTACAACGATACTTTCAGATACGTTCCATTAAATCCGGATATGGCAGGACTTGTTGTAAGAACAACACTGGAAAGAGATTTCTTCTTTTCGCCTGCTGGTTTTAATAGAGGACAGGTTAAAAATATTGCTAGGTTAGCATGGAATCCAAATAAGACCGAAAGAGATAATCTTTATAAAAATGGAGTAAATCCAGTTGTATCCTTCTCGGGTCAGGGAACATTGCTTTTTGGAGACAAAACGCTATTAGCTAAACCTTCAGCATTTGATAGAATTAACGTTAGAAGGCTTTTCATTACATTGGAAAAATCTATTGCGAATTTCGCAAGGTTTTCAATGTTTGAATTCAACGATGATTTTACAAGATCCAGTTTTACTTCTTCAGTTGAACCTTTCCTTAGGGATATTCAAGGACGAGGTGGTATAACAGATTTTGCGGTAGTTTGTGACGAATCAAATAATACTCAAGAGGTTATCGATCGAAATGAATTCGTTGGAAGTATTTTTGTCAAACCGACTAAGAGTATTAACTTTGTATTGCTAAACTTTGTCGCTGTAAGAAGTGGCGTAGAATTTGAAGAAGTTGTAAACGTAGTATAAATAACATAAAATATCGTATAAATAATATAAATTATACTTTTTAATAATAAAGGAAGTTAAGATGCCAGGATTTGTCGTAGACGGAGAAAATTCTTTCGTCAGCAAGATGACTGAGGGTGGAGCGCGCGCTTCTTTATTTCAAGCCACGTTATCCCTTGCTGGGTTGGGTGAAGTGCCCACTGCCGGACAAGCCGATTTCAGTTTCATATGTAAAGGAATTCAGATTCCTTCTAATACCATTGGAATCACAACCGTTAATTATATGGGCCGTGCAGTTAAGCTGCCAGGTAATAGAACATACGAAGATTTATCCACAACTGTTATAAATGATGAAGGTTATTCTTTCAGAAATCAGGTTGAAAACTGGATGTCTAAACTGAATTCACATAAAGGCAACGTTCGTGCTTCTTCCCATGTTTCAAAATTGACTGGATACACAGGAACTATGTATCTTGACACCTATACAAAAACCGGTGCAAAAGACGGCGGAGGGTGGAGTTTTATGAATATTTTTCCAACATCATTAGATCAAATTGATGTTAATTGGGACCCCAATGACGCGGTAATGGAATATACAATCAATTGGGCTTATGATTACTGGGAGCTTACTGAATGATTGGTAGCGAATCAGGCTAATTAAAAATAATATAGGAAAAGAAAAATGGCAGATTTTAACGTAGATTCATTTACTAGTGCACTTAAAGGTGGTGGTGCTCGTACTAATTTAATGTGGGCAAAGATGACTAATAGTACGTATCTCACAAACGGAGGAGATTTCACTTATATGTGTAAAGCATCGAACATACCTGCATCAACAATTACTGCTATCGACGTGCCTTACTTTGGAAGAAACGTAAAAGTAGCAGGTGAAAGTAGAGAATTTGCACCGTTAACGACAACCGTTGTAAATGATGAGGGACATGTAATTTTGGCCGCTATGACCGCATGGATGGAGGATCTTAACGGAGCCACGACCAATGCAACGAAAAAAAACTTATTTGCGTCTCGGACTTCTTATACCTGTGATATAGAATTAGAAATGTATAAAAAGGATGGTGTTAAAGATCAAAATTGGAACTTTGTTAATTGTTGGCCTTCCAATATATCTGCAATCGATTTGAACTGGGACAGCGTCAACACTATTCAGGAATTCGTAATCGATTGGCAATATGACTATTACTATCACACACAGGCTAAGATTTCGAAGTCAGCTTAACCTTAAAATAAAAAATATATTATGAAGTTATTTGGATTTAATATTGAGAGAGATAAGAAGCCGGATCTACCCGCTCTGGCATTCCCCGAGAACGAAGAAGGGGCCATTGAAGCCACCTCTGCAGGTGGAGCTTTCGCGTCATATATTGATATGGAAGCGTCTGCTAAAACTGAAGCAGACTTAATTATGAAGTACAGGGATATGGTCGAACACCCTGAATGTGACATGGCCGTTGAGAATATCCTCCAAGAAGCAATTATTACTAATCAGAATAGAAATCCTGTTGAATTAGATTTAACAGAGACTGGCCTTTCTAAGGGTTTACAAAATCGTGTTGATGAAGAATTTGATGGAATTCTAAAGATGCTTGATTTTAATAATCAGGCATATGATATTTTTAAAAGATGGTATGTTGAAGGCAGAATATATTACCACGTAATGATTGATCCTAAAAATCCAAATAAAGGTATACAGGAACTTAGATTAATAGATTCTCTTAAAATTAAAAAGGTTAGAGAAGTTAAACCGGATCCTAGACAAACACCAGCTACTTTTAAGTTACCAAAATATTCTGAATATTATCTATTCAATGATAAGGGTTTATTGACACCAAGCCAAATGGGTGTTAAAGTTGCTAAAGATTCCGTTATAATGGCACACTCAGGAATAATGACAAAAGATAAAAAGTATGTTATTTCTCATTTGCACAAAGCCATTAAAGGATTAAATCAATTAAGGATGTTAGAAGATGCTGTTGTAATTTATAGAATTGCTAGAGCACCAGAACGTAGAATATTCTATATTGATGTGGGTAACTTGCCAAAAATGAAAGCCGAGCAATATCTTAAAGATATAATGACTCGATATAAAAACAAGTTGGTTTATGATGCTGCAACAGGTGACATAAAAGACGATAGACGACATCAATCGATGTTAGAAGATTATTGGCTTCCACGAAGAGAAGGTGGAAGAGGAACGGAAATTTCTACTTTACCTGGTGGACAAAATTTAGGTGAAATGGAAGATGTTGATTATTTCCGAAGGAAATTATATCAATCATTAAATGTTCCTTTGTCACGATTAGAAGCGGATACTCCCTTTGTATTAGGTAGAGCTTCTGAAATTAGTAGAGATGAATTAAAGTTTTCAAGATTTATTGATAGAATTAGATTAAGGTTTTCTCATTTATTCTATTCAACATTAGAAAAGCAATTGATTCTTAAGAATGTAATTCATACATCTGAATGGCCAAAATTAAGAGAAACTATTAAATTTAACTATGCACTTGATAATCATTTTGCTGAATTAAAGTCACAAGAATTAATGACTGATAGATTTAATATGATGAGAGATGTTGAAGA